TGCTTGCATAATCAGGCAGGCAATATCCCCGGATATAACGCCCGTTTACCTGCAACGCCCGTTCCCCCACTTTATTGCTCATATTCCCTTCAATGACCGTAATTGTATTCCCGTTCACCGCTTCCACAATGCCGACGTGTTCAGGATATCCCGTACAGTCCCCCGCCCCGTTGTCGTCCCAGTCATACATGACAATATCTGCGGGCTGCGGTCTGTATGCGTCGTTCTCCTGCCAGCGTCCCTTTGCCCGGTACAGGTCAATCATTGCCCCGCACCCACATTCAGTCGGCATAATGTCCGTAAGCCCGCAGACGATACCGACAAAAGAAACGAACGTGGCGCACCATGCGTCCGTATACTTCACCAGATAGCCCCGTGCAATCGGCTTGTGTGCGTTGTACCCGTCAATAATCTTCCTGTGGCTCCCGTCCGCTTCATTGCTTCCCAGATAGCCCCGTGCGGTCTGCACTACTTTGTTTCGCAACTCCTGTTCTGTCATAGTCTTTTTACCTCCTGTCTGATTATTGTTTGCAGCCCCGGAAGTCCCCTTGAAAAGCTCCTGCGCCTTTTTATATACAAGGTTCCTGCGGCTGCTGTATTTACCCATTACACGGTCAGCAAGTGCCGCCCCGTGTCTGCGCCTTTTTATATACAAGGTTCCTGCGGCTGCTGTATTTACCCATTGCACGGTCAGCAAGTGCCGCCCCGTGTATGTGGTCAAGTTTTACTTTCCCGGCTCCCCCGGCTCTTCCCGCTGCGGCGTTCCCGACACGCTTTGAAGCTCCCGCCCCGCCCTGATTCTCTAAATCTGCAAAATATACAAGGCTCTGCGGGTCTTCAATGCCCATCTTTACCCCGTGCGTGACGTATGAAAGAATGTCTTCTTCTGCCTGCCGGTCCTGCGCCTGCTTCCCCTGAACGCTCCCCAGAACCTTTGACAGCTTCGCTTTTTCCTCCGCTGTCACTTTCCTTCTTGACCAGTCGGAAGCCGTCATGATTTCCCGGTACAGGGTCCCTCCCAGAACCGCTTCCGCTCCTGCGCCCATGCCCTGTACAATCTTTTTCAGAAGTGACAATGCCCGGTTCCCGTGCCACTGTACCTTGCCGACGCTCACCGCCCCATTATCATCAGCATTGACGGAAGCATAATTTCCTTCATTCGCAAAGATAATTTTCGCCGCTTCCGCTGCAATCTCTCTTTTCAGATCTTCTTTCATCTGTCCTTCCTCCCTTACTGCGAACCCATGCCGGAAAAATCAGAAAGGGAACCGCACAAGTCCGGGTTCCCTTTCTTTATCTTCTCTAAATTTTCCGCTTTGCTCTTCCAGCAATAGAACGCAACCGCAAAAGCCGCAACGCCGCCCGTAAAGGTCAGCAGGCTTGAAAGCTGGTATATGTCCTTTGCAACCACTACCCACACCGCAACCGCAAAAGCGATATAGTAGGTTATCATGATTGAAAAGACAATGATTTTTGTAACCTGTATCTTTTCCCGCTTCTGCTTCTTCGTCTGCGCCCTTGCCTGCGCCCTCCTGTACTTTCTTCGTGCCGCCATTATTCCCCGTGCGTTGAAAGCGTACATGAATAAAGCGCATAACACGAACCCGGACACAATCCATAAAACAATCATTCGTCTTCTTCCTCCCTTTCCACAAGAAAATCATTCTTTTCACAACGGCGCATATATACATTGCTTACATACTTGTAAGCCATATCTACACGCCCGTTTTCCAGCTTGTTTGCTTTTATGTACTCTTCATAGTCGCTATGCGTTTCAAAGAAATTGTCAAATTCTTCTTTCGTGTGCTTCCTGCGGTTCATACATTCATTTGCAAAGGTCAAGATTTCATGCCGCCAGCTCTCCACCTTGTGCTGCTGCAAGTCCTTTTCTATCTTGTCAAGCTGTCCTTTTATATCATGGTTCATCAATGCCCCTATGCGCTTTATGATATACCGCACGGGCTGAAATTTAATGCCAGGGGTCAGGTCAATTATTATCCCTGCCGCCGCAAGCCACGCCAGAATCTCTTTCGCTGTCTGCAATAGCTCCTGTGACATTTCCGCATACCTCCTTTTTATACATTTCATTCAAACTTTTTCGCAGTCCGTAGCTTTCAAAATGTTTTAATATTCCCCGGTATGAAGCAACGCTTCTGTCAAGCGTGTCTTTGTCAATTTCGCCTATTTTGTAGGCATGGAACATATATTGCAGCCGTCTTTTCAGCTTCTTTGCAGTCTTCTTCCTTAACTTCCTATGTGTCGCCCACACCCGGAAGCCTACAAACTCAATGCCCATACTTGTCGGGCGTATGCAGGTTTTCTTGTTTAACTGCAAATTCAGCTTCTTTCCCAGAAATACGGCTATGTCCTGTTTTACTTTCTCCAGATACTTTTTATCATCATGTAAAATTATAATGTCGTCCATGTATCGGATATAGAAGTGTAACCTTAATTTGTGCTTGCAGAACTGGTCAAGCTCATTCAGATACAGGTTTGCGAACATTTGTGAAGTCAGGTTTCCTATAGGCAAGCCCACATCATCTAACATTCTGTCAAACGCAACGTCCCCTATATCTGCGCCCAGCGGCAGTCCAAATTTTGTGTCTTCGCAGTCAATGATTTTCGCCATCAGCTCTAAAAGTGGCGGGTCGTCAAACGTCTTTGCAAGAATCTTCTTCAAAATGCCGTGGTCTATCCTGTAGAAATACTTTGATACATCTAATTTCAGATAATAGTATTTCTTCGGCTTCCTGTCTGTCTGCTTTAGCCAATATTGCAGGCGGTCTATTGCCTTGTGCGTCCCCTTCCCTACCCTGCAAGCGTAACTGTCATAAATGAACTTCTTTTCAAAAATCGGGTTTACCTGCCTGTAAATTGCGTGCTGCGCCACCCGGTCTTTGAATAACAATGACATTATCAGGCGTTTTTTCGGTTCATACACATAGAAAATATTGTACCGCCCGACGTTGTATTGTCCCCATATCAATTCATTTTGCAGGATAATCAGGTTATCTTCCAGCCGGTCCGTATACTCCATAACGTCCTGTCTGTATCTTTTGCACTTGATAGCCGCTTTGTATGCACAAAACAGGTTTTCAAAGTCATAGATTTTCGGGAAAATTCCCTGTATCTTCTTCAATGGTTTTTACCTCCTGCAATCAAAAAATGTGTCGGGCAAATTTACTCCGGTCCACCACTCCGTTTCAAACGTGATATATTCATTCAGCCTTTCGGCTGACTTTCGCCCTGTAAGACAAAATCCTGATTCTGTCTTACAAAGTTACTAACTATCTTCCCGACAATTCAATCTTCTTCCTACAGTCCCCGGTTTCCCAGTCGCCTTTGGAACGGAAAAGAACCCCTTTTAACCCTGTACGCACGGGACACGCTCACTTGTGAACGTGACTTCTGGCTGTAGAGGAAAAGCGGAACGGAAGGACACATTGTTGTTGACGTTAGAACGGGCGTTGTTCAAGTTCAACGCCGCCACTCCACCGTTGGAAGTGTTGTTGAAGCTCGAACCCCGGATAGGCACGGCAAGTCCTCTATAACGGTTCTTTCCCGATATGAAAAAAGCGGTTTCCCGCTCATTTCTTTAATGATTTATAATAGCCGCCAATCATGCAGCCGATTTCATTTATCTTGCGTGAAATATTCTCATACTTCCGCAGGGGCAGGCAGGGTTTCCGGCTCCTTGTATACTGCGGGTCAGCCGCAAGCCTTACAAGGTGGCGTAATACGTCAACTTCGTTGTCAAGTTCTCCCAGCGTCGTCTTCTTGTAGTGCTTATTTTCTAATGTCACGACAAGCCGCAAAATTTCAAGCATTGTTTCATCTATTTTTTCCGCAAGCCCTCTTTTTGCCCGTGGAAACTGTTCAAGCTCTGGGCCCGTGTATAGTATCAGCTCATAGACTTTATTTTTCGTCTTGAAGTCGTCTGCCGTCGCATTGTCCCGTACCGGGTCAAGCTCCGGCAGCTCCTTTTCTTCTCCTGCCATGTTTCACCCCGCATTTTCTGTTTTTGGTAGAAAGGGCTTGCTGCCGCAAGCCCTCCCAGTGTATCAGTTATCAGTTTACAGTTATTCATAAAAAGCGGAACGGAAGGACACACGGTCGTTGACGTCAGAACGGGCGTCGCCCAAGTGCAACGCCGCCACCCCACCGTTGGAAGTGTAGCTGAAGCCCGAACCCCGGAAAGGCAGTCTTTCGCCGTTCGTCCTTGCCCAGTACCCGCCCGGTGAAGTCATGCCCGCTTCCGGGAAAAGTCCTGCTGCAATCAGAATTTTCGGTATTGTAACGCCCGTTACCGCTTCAACGCTCTTGAAATACTGGTTTCTCAAATAACTGTTTCCTTCGTCTGTCGTCGCAACTGTAACGCTTGTATTTATCCGGGGGCTGCTTGTCTGGCTTGTTCCGTCAATTTTCAATGTCCCTACGGTTCCCGGTTCAACCAGCGTTCCGTCCGGCTTAATCGCTTTCCATTCGGTACTACTTACCCCCATACTGCAATCAGATTTCATTGCGTTTCCGTAAGGAATAATCTGTATTTCACCGTTTACCAGCCGCATACCTGACACCCATTCCCAACAATTCCCGCAAAGGTCGGCAATGCCCGCTGCGCTGTGGTCATGGTTCCATGTTACGGGTCCGCTTCCTGTCGCCGTCCTGCCGCCGCCGTGTGAACCGTCGATATATGTATTTACGCCCCGTTCCCACGCCTTTTCATAGCTTGCGTCCCAGTTCGTGTTTCCTCTCGGAATCGTTTTATTTTTTTCACACCATAACACAAGGGCGGCAAAAACGCCGTTCTGTAATAAGTGCCAGCCCTCCCCTTTGTTCCGGCTGAACCGTAAAGCGTCGTCAAAATTCACATACGCTTTCGGGTCCTTCATAGGCAGGGAATAGGCTCTATCATTTACAACGCAATTCAGGTACTTTGATACCCAGATTACGTTCTTTTCTACTCCCTCCATTACCCACCACGGCAATGTTTCCTGTGTGCCGCCCGTGATAATGTCGGAATACTTCATTTTCGGAACGCCCACCATGATAGACGGCTTTCCTAAATCGTCCAAAATAACCTTGTTATTTCCTCCGAAAGACGCAACCGCTAAAGCTAAATCGTCAAAATTTCCCATCTTTTATACCTCCCATAAAATGATAGTGCAAAGTGAAATGTCAAGTTCAATCGGCATAGGGACTTCTTTCGGGTCCCCGTTTTCGTCCACCCCGTCTTCAATCACATCATAGCGGCGGGCGGGAATGATAATTTGTGCTGCGTACTTCTGCGCCTTGCCGCCCGTACCGATAACAATACCGTTTTCGCTGTCAATGCAAATATCCAGCGACACTTCAAAATCTCTTTCCCGGCTTGCCAGATTTACGGAAAGTTCATCATCTCCGAAAATGATTTTCTTTCCCTTCACTTCGTACTGGATATGATTGCCCGGCATTTTTTCAACAACTTTGATTTTTCCCATGTCTATCTCCTTCCTTCTTTCACCACTTCACGGGTCCTTGCGGCTATGATTTCCGCTGCTTCCCTCTGCTCCGGGGTTCCTCTCCCCTTTACTCCAAAAGACTGCAACACATACGTTTCATGTTGTTTTCTTCCTTCGCTCTTTATAATCACGTTTGCCCCGTTCATCAGTAAAAGCCCCCCTTCACAAATACTTTCAGCTTCACTTCTTTTGCGCTGCCTGTATATGCAATCTTGAAGCCGTTCACCAGCTTTTCCGTTACCTCAATGTCGCCTACACAACCACCGCTATACTCCAGCACTTCCGCTGTCACTGTATAGTCAAGATGGTTTCTTTCTGTTTTTAGTGCTACGGTCTGCACTGAATTATTGAACGGGTATTCCTGATTATTTGTCAGGGTCAGAAGAAGGGCTTCCCCGGTTTCATCCGCTGTCCGCTGGTTCATGTGTATAACTTCCGTTGCCAGAAGTGCCGCAAGCTCCCCGGCGTTTGTTATGCCGTCTTCCATGTGATTGAAGTTTGTTGCGCTCTGCGGGGTTCCCTGCTGCAATACCTCCCCTTCTACGGGTTCGTGTGTAATTGTCCCGTCGTCGTTTTGGGTTTCAATGTAGCGGTTCTCATGCTCTGTAACATGGTCCTGCCACTGGTTCCACTCATACATGGTTTTATACCTCCTGTTCTACAAATCGGAAGACAAAACGGTATAACGCCCCTTCCTGAACATTGGAAAGCTCGATATTCTCCGTTTTGTCTGCCCACAACTGCTTGTTTTTGTTGTAAAGCTGAACCCGCTGAATTGTCGCTTCCGTTCCCGCCTGCGGCGTAATGTTCAGGTACACCGCCACCCGCCCGTCTTTCAGGCGTTCCCGCCTGTGTATTGGAATCTTTTTTTCCTCACCGTTGACGGTAACTTTTGCATATGCAATATTTGTGTCCAGAAAGCCTTTGAAGTCTTCTATCGCCTGTGGTGTCAGCATGATTTTTCACCCCCTTTCATAGTTTTCTGTGGCTTCCGCATGGCTTACTTTTATGTATAAATGCCGCTGTTTCCACCGTGCTTTCAATTCCCCCGCCTGCTGCCCCCGGTTCCGTGCTTCTCTCCGGCACGGTCCCGGCAGCTTTTACGGTATATATAAAGCCTGCGGCTTCATCTTCTGCCGCAATCCCAGCTTCGGAATTGTCCGTTATAATGTTCCTTTCCGGCTTCGTCCCGGCTGCGGGCATTACAAAGGGGAAGCTGTCTGCTTCCCCCTCTGTCGCAATGTTTATGCTGCTTCCCTGAAATGCTGTATTCCTGTCCGGGGCGGTTCCTGCTGCCGGAACGGAAAACGGCGTTCCCTCTGCTGTTGCCTGTGTTTCAACGACTGCCCCGCCTGCTGCCCCTCTGTGGCTTCTCTGTGGCTCTTCTCCGGCGTTTATCTGCCCCGCAGGTGTATTTCTATACCTTTGTACGTTCTGCGCCGTTTCTGCGTCAATCTGCGTGTCTGTGTGCCTGAATATGTGGCTTCTATACGGGTATGTGCCAGCCTGTGTCGGAAGAAAGATAAAGCCTGCTGCTTCCGTCCCCACCACAATCGCACTTCCTGACTGTACGCCCCGCCTTATCCGCTGCGGGTATGTGCCAGCCAGCAGGCTCCCCGTTGCCGGATTCTTGTATAAAAAGAAGTCTGTATGCGTTTCAACCGTTATCCCCACGCTTGCCTGATATACAACTTCGTCAAAGTGTGAAGAAAGCCTTTTGTACATCATCACCGCATTTACAATCTGCTGAAAACTTGCCATTACCCTATTTTCCGTAACGTCGCATACAATGTGAAAATGGTGGGGCTGCCCTTCGTACTGGAACCACTCTTCAACTTCACTTTGCGGGTATAATGCGCCCAGTGCCTTTTCTACCGCATATTTTGTCCCCATCTTCTTATGCACTTTCACGCTGCCTTTCAGAATATCCCGTTTCACTTTCAGCGGGTATGAATAATCGTACCAGTCAACGTGCATATCATAAGCAAGAATATCAATCAAATCTTCCGGCAGTTCATCTATGCGGGAATATATCAGTACGTTTTCTATTTCCCCGCTGACTGTCAATGCTTTTTCTGTCACCGCTGCTGCAATCGCCCGCATTTTGGGGTCATGCTTCAACGCCCCCGGTAGATAGTCCGCAAAATTTACGGTATATATATCCTGTCCGGCTTTTCTTATCCCTTTCGGATTAGGCATTTTCAATCCCTCCATTCAGTACGGTCATGCTGTCCCGCACAATCCTTGCAACGTGCGTTTCCTCTACCACCTGAAATGTCGGCTTTCTTACCTCCACCCGCTTCACGCCTGCTGCCATAATTAGCTGCGTCAGATATGAAGGGTTTATGTCCCTTCCCATTTTCCCGGTCTGCCATTTTATATAGTCTTCTACTGCTGCCCTTGCGTCCCGGTCTATGATACTTGTACTTGCCTGACTGTTTCGGTTTATGTAATAGGTCAAGTCAATTTCAAACGGGTCTTCCTCCGGCATTGATACTGTGACAATATCGGTCAGTGGGCGCACGTCAGAAGCGTTCAACGCCGCTTCTACTTCCTCCAGAAACGCCTGTGTCGGCTGCTCCCCTCCCTGTAGCAATATCCTTATATCAACTTCCCCGGCTTCCGGGCTTGTTGCTGCAACGTCGGCAATGGCTGTGCTGACTGATTTTGTATGATATATATAGCCGTTTATCGGACCCGCCGTTGAAAAGCTCTCCATGCTCTCCCGCATACGCTCATAGTATGAAGCGTCGTCTTCTTCCTCTGCGCCGCCCGCCGTCTTTGTCACATTCTCTACTTTTAGAAAATAGTCATAAATATCAACTATTTCTTTCACCTGCCCCGGCGCAAGCTCATTTCCTACCAGCCCCGCCGTCTGACATTTTCCGTTTACTTCCCCGTATGTTTCCCCGGCTTTTATCTCCAGCACTTCTTCTGTTTCAAACGTGATTTCCCCGTCAAATGTTATCCGGGTCCCTTTCGGTATAATGACACTTTGATTTTGTGCCGCCGATATGTAGAAGCGGAACTTTGCAACCGCAGTCGTGGCGGGCAGGCGTTCAATATCCTTGAAAAGTTCTGCAAGGCTGTCCAGATACTCCCCTTTTGCATAGCGGGGTACATTCTTCTTTGCTGTTTCATTTATCAGGACCCTTTGTTGTACGATAATAGCGGCGCACCATGCAATAAAAAGACGCTCCGGGGAACCGGGATAAACTTTGTAATTTTCCCGTTTTCCCATCTTCCGCAGCTCTTTATTTACCATCTCTTCATAAAGCGCAATCATATTGCTTTCTATTACTTCAACGTCCGTTTCGACAAATTCAATGTCCGGGTATTCTCTATTCATCATCATTTTCAGCCTGTACCCCCTGTATCTCAATTATTGGTATCAGCTTCCCCGTGAAAGCATTTTCTTCAAAAGTTATGTCCCCCAGAATTGCCCGTGGCTCATGCTGTTCAATCTGGTCGTATAGCTGCCCTACCATGATGCTTTTTACTACGGGCAATGGCCTCCCTATCAGCCCTGCCGGAAGCCCTAATTCCCGCAACAGAGGGCAGGTATTTTCCCACGTCCCTATAATT